CTACTGCTACTGCTGGTACTTTTGACCTTGACGTCGACTCTAACGGTCGTTGGTCGGTTGAGCGTTTCAAAGGTCTTCTGTTCAACATTGAACGTGATGCCAACGTAATTGCTCAAGAGACTCGTCGCGGTAAAGGTAACTTCATCGTATGTTCTTCTGATGTTGCTTCTGCTCTGGCAATGGCTGGTGTTCTGGATTATGCTCCAGCACTGAACACAGATCTGAATGTTGATGATACTGGTAACACTTTTGCTGGTGTATTGAACGGTCGTTACAAAGTGTACATCGATCCATACTCCGCTAACACTGGTGCTGCTTCTCAGTTCTACACAGTTGGCTATAAAGGTACTTCGGCATATGATGCTGGTATCTTCTACTGCCCATATGTGCCGCTGCAGCAAGTACGTGCAATCGATCCTACCGACTTCCAGCCAAAAATCGGCTTCAAGACTCGTTACGGTATGGTTGCTAACCCATTCGTTACCCAAGCTGACGGAACTACTGATGCTGCTACTTTCACTGCTGATCGTAACCAGTACTACAGAAGCGTTAAAGTAACAAACTTGATGTAAAAATAATAAGAGTTGGGTCAACCAACCACTTATTTGAGAGAGGCGGTCTTCGGATCGCCTCTTTTTTTTGCGTGTATATAAATACAGATATGGAAGTTACAGACATCGCAAAAGACAAACTCAAATCTTACTTATCCAATCGCGGTAAAGGTATTGGCATTCGTATAGGTATTGAAACCACTGGCTGTAACGGCTATGCATACAAACTCGAGTATGCAGACACAATCAATGAAGGAGACATTCAAAATGAATATGAAGGTTTCTCAATCTTGATTGACCCAAAGGATAATTTAATTCTTGAAGGAATCACAGTTGACTATCAAAAGAATGGACTTAATGAAGGATTTGAATTCGTTAATACATTAGAGAAAGCACGTTGTGGTTGCGGAGAGAGTTTCACAATATAACTCGTATAAATAGAGTATGGCATATAACCCTATTACAGATGTTGCAGAATCAGACTTCAGTCAGAACAATCCTGCTGAACTAGATTTCTTGCGCCCAAATGGTTTCCGATTTCAGATCGCTAACATTCCCCAAGTTTCTTTTTTCTGTCAAGCTGCGAATATCCCACAGATATCTCTCGGTTCTCCACAGGTGGAAACACCTCTGGCGACATTACCATTTCCTGGAGATAAGATCCAGTTTGGTGAATTGATCATCAGATTCCTAGTGCAAGAGGACATGGCGAACTATCAGGAATTGTATAACTGGCTGTTTGGTCTTGGTTTCCCAGATAAAAATCAGCAGTTTACCGACTTCATTAAGTCGCAAGAGTATAGAACTGCCACTGCACAGAAGAGCAAAAAAGAAGCAATCGCCCAAGTGAGTGATGCTGACCTATTTGTTCTTGATTCAAACAATAACCCAACTATCAAGATTACATTCTTTGATGCCTTCCCAACCAGTCTGGAAGGTCTTGACTTTGATATCACACAAGGTGCTGGTGACTACTTCACTGGTATCGCAGGGTTCAGATACAGGACTTTCAAGATCGAAAATTTGACGTGATAAATACATTATATTATGATTACATTAAAAGAACTCCAAGAATCGTGGGCAGTCGATTGCAAGATTGACGAGTTAGAACTCGGAAAAGCAACAATCAAGACTGCTGAACTGCATTCAAAATATCTAAACCACCTTTCCAACTTCAAGCTGCAACTCCGAAAATCGGAGGGTGCATTCTACAAGCTGAGAAGAATCAAGCAACAATACTGGCGTGGAGAATTATCCAAACAGGAACTTGAAACTCTTGGCTGGGATCAATGGCTCGGCAACAAACCTCTAAAAAACGACATGGCAGAGATGATCGAGTCAGACGATGACTTACAAGAACAGATGAACAAGGTTGAGTATATCCGCACTGTCGTTGATTTCCTCGACCGAGTTATGCGATCCCTCCACAGCAGGACTTGGGATATTAAGAATGGTATCGAGTGGACTAAATTTACAAATGGACTTATGTAATGGCTGACATAACTGTCACATACAAAAATGCAGTGCACATGCACGTTGAGTGTGACACAGGAATACTTCAGGAACTAAATGACTTCTTCACATTTGATGTTCCAGGAGCCAAATTCATGCCTGCATATAGATCAAGGATGTGGGACGGTAAAGCAAGACTGTTTAATATGTTCAACAAAGAATTACCTGTTGGGCTGATAAAGTACCTCCTAGACTTCTCTGCACAGCTGGAGTACACCGTAGACAACCGCATTGAGTCAAAGGGTGACATAGTATCGACTGAATACATTGAGAACTTTGCGAAGAAGTTAAACCTACATGGTGGCGAAAAGCCGATCGAGATAAGAGATTATCAGGTACAAGCTGTCCGTAAAGGTATTCAAGGCGCAAGGTCTTTGTTGTTATCACCCACTGCTTCTGGTAAGTCTCTTATCATCTATACTCTCATGCGGTACTACCAAGAGAGAAATAAGAAGCAGCTGATTATTGTTCCAACGACCTCGCTGGTCGAGCAGATGTATGGTGACTTCCAAGACTACGCGAGTGCTGTTGATTGGCAAGCGAGCGAAAACTGCCATCGAATCTATGGCGGTAAAGAAAAATCAAACGAATTCCCTGTTACCATCTCAACTTGGCAATCTATCTACAAGTTTCCGAAGAAATGGTTCGAGAAGTTTGATGTTGTATATGGAGACGAAGCGCATTTGTTCAAGGCGAAGTCTCTTACATCGATTCTTGACAAGTGTCAGAACGCACATTGGAGATTCGGAACCACTGGTACGCTAGACGGGACAAAGACTCACCGCCTCGTGCTGGAAGGTTGTTTCGGTAATGTGACAAAGGTTATCACCACCAAAGAACTTATGGAAGATGGTAAGGTCGCAAATCTAAACATCACATGCCTATTGCTACAACACAAAGATGAAGAGCGAAAGGCGATGAAGACCATGAAGTATCAGGAGGAAGTTGACTGGCTGGTACGCGATCATTGGAGAAATAATCTGATCAGCAATCTGGTGATTGATCAGAAGGGAAACAGCTTGGTTATATATCAGTTTGTGGAGAAACACGGAAACGTCCTCTATGATATGATTAAGAAGAAAGCAGCAAAAGACAGACCAGTGTATTTTGTTTATGGTGGTACTGATACGGAGCAACGCGAAGAGATACGTGCCTTGACGGAGAAGTGCGATGACGCTATAATTGTCGCCTCGTATGGCACTTTCTCGACAGGTATAAATATAAGGAACCTGCATAATGTGGTGTTCTCCTCACCATCGAAAAGCAGAGTAAGAAATTTGCAGTCGATCGGTCGGGGTCTACGTCTTGGAGATAATAAGGTTGCTTGCAATCTCTTTGATATTGGTGATGACCTATCTTGGAAGTCTAAGAAAAATTACACTCTTGATCATTTAGTTGAACGGATTAAATTATATAATGAAGAAGGTTTTAAATATAAACTTGTTAAGGTTGACAAATGAGTTTTGATAAGATACGAGTAATACGGTTTGCAGATGGATCTCAGATAGTTGCATGTCTCGAGAAAGAGTATGACCTCTCTACTCCATTTCTTAATTTGATGTATCCGATTGAGATATACTCTGGCGGTGTAGACGAAGATGAAGATTATCTGAGTGAGTCGTATATGTTGAAGGGGTGGATGGGTCTGTCAGATGACGTTGCGTTCACGGTGTCGACCTCCTCAATCGTCGTTGTCGCTAAACTGATAGAGTCGCACATTACTGGATACGAACAATGTGTCAAAAAGATATTCTTTGAAGACAAACAGCAAAGAGCCACAACAAACTCTATGGCTGATGCCCTGAGTCCAGATGACCTGCTTGATTACATAGAAGCTAAAAACAATAATAAGATTAATTAATACTTCTCTTTCAAACAGCGACATGCTGATTATACCAACGATCTTAGTAATAGTCAAGCATTACTTTGATTAAAATTAAAATAAAACT